GCATCTCATTAATGCCAGAAGGCAAGATGACGAACGAAAACAGCGCGCCCTCGCAGGGGAATGAAGCGGAGTCGCTACCCGCAACTGAAGCCGAACAGGTTAAAACGGCAGGCCAAGAGCAGGCCAGCGAAGAACATCAAAACGAAGAGCAGGGCGTCGATGACGCAGAGCCGCGTGACGATGGGAAGCGCAAGCGTGGTGGATTAGGCGAACGTGCGCTGGAGTATCGGAATCAAGCCCGAGACTTGGCACGCGTCAATGAGCGGCTTCTAAACCTAATGGAGCGAACCCTAGCGGGCGATGCTCCGAAGGTGGAAAAGCCATCAGGCCCGCCGCAGCGTGAGAACTTCGACAGCTACGAGACCTACTTGGAGGCGAAAGCCGACTATCAGGTGGCCGCGAAGCTGCAAGAAGTTGAAGCGCGAGCGGAACGGGCACGCCAAGAGGCATCGATTCGTGAGCGTGAGGAGTCGTGGATCAACCGGCAGAAACAAGCCGCGAAGAAATACGACGACTTTGCCGAAGTAACCATGTCGGACGATCTAACGATCACTCCGATCATGGCTGAAGCAATCAAGGATTCCGATATGGGGCCTGACGTTGCTTATTACCTCGGCAAGAACCCTGACCTTGCGGAAAAGATCGCCCGTATGAACCCAGCAGCTCAAGTGCGTGAACTCGGGAAAATCGAGGCACGTTTAGAAGTGAATAAAGAGCCTATTAAGCGCGCCAGCAAAGCGCCCGCACCGATTGAGCCTATTGGCGGTGGCAAGGCATCCTCGGATGAACTTGGCACGATGTCGCAGTCTCAATACGAAGCGATGCGCAAGAAACAGGGCGCTTGGTGGGCAGGACGTTAAACCATACCCTGCGGGAATAAATCATGTCGAATACCCTTGCCACTACCTCACTGGTTGCCAAAGAGTGCCTGGCGATCCTGAAGAACATGCTTACCTTTTCCAAGGGCGTCAACCGCTCGTGGCAAAGCGAGTACGGCTCCAACATGGCCCGTGGTTATGCCACTGGCCAGACCATCAACATCAAGCGCCCGCCCCGGTATACGTACCGTTCGGGCCGCGTTGCCTCGCCGCAAGCGACCGTTTTCAACACGGTGCCGCTGACGCTGAGTCAGGGCGGCTGCGACATCAACTTTCCGTTGATCGAGCGTACGGTTAGCATCAGCAACCCCGAATTGCAAAAGGCGCTGCAAGCCGCTGTGGCCACCGTGGCGAACGAAATCGACCGCCAAGGTCTGGCGCTGGCGCGCACCGCCGTTGCCAATCAGGTCTCGGTCAACACGACCACGATGGTTCAGCCTGCGACGCAAGCGGAAGCGCTGGCACTTGCCACGCAAGCCGGTCGGATTCTGGATGACCACGCCGCCCCGCGTGACGGCCGCCGCAATCTGGTGCTGTCCTCGGGTCTTAATGCTTCGATGGTGCAAGGTCTTGCGGGTCTGTTCAACAACGCCTCGACCATCGGCAAGCAGTACGGTGTTGGCATGATGGTGGATTCGCTGGGCTTCAACGTCGGGATGGATCAGAACGTGGCCCGCCAGACGAATGGTGCTGCGACTGCGACGAACATCAACGGCGCATCGCAGACTGGTTCCACTATGACTGTGGCGGCGATCACTGGTGGCACTCTGGCTGCTGGCACTGTCATTACCCTACCGGGAGTGTTTGATGTCAACCCGCAGACCCGAGCTTCTACCGGCCGACTGAAGCTGTTTGTGGTCACTGCCGATGCGCTGCTGAGTGCGACCTCCATCGCGATTAGCCCAGCCGTTACCCCGACCGGCGCTTTCCAGAACTGCAGCGCCTCGCCCACTAACGGCTCGCCGTATGTGATTGTCGGCAACGCCTCGGTGAGCTACGATACCTCGGTCGCTTTCCATGAGGATGCATTTACGCTGGCGATGGTGCCGATGTTTGTGCCGCAAGACCAGAACGCCAAGGTCTCGCAAGAGTCGGATCAGGGCTTTACGGTCAAGGTGACTGAGTACTACGACGGTGCCAACGACGTGTCGAACATGCGTCTAGACGTGCTGTTCGGTTGGGCCGCGACCTACCCCGAGCTGGCCTGCCGGATTGGTACTACGGGCTAATTGTCTCGCTGCCATGGGACTTTACGGGGGCTTCGCGCCCCCGTTTTTTCTTAGGGATCAGGAATGCCGCGCACTGTAAGAGACATACTTACCCGCTCAATGCGGGTCGCCACTATTCTCGGGGCATCCGAGACGATGGACGGTAACGACGCATCCGACGCACTGCTGACGCTCAATCAAATGATGGACGCGTGGCAGGCGGAGCGTTTGTTTGCCTACGAAATCTTGCAGCACACGCATCCGCTAAATACCGGCGTTGGCACGTATACCATCGGGCCTGGCGGAACAATTAACACAGACCGCCCAGTCAGGATTGAATGGGCGTTTACGCGTGATTCGCAAAACTATGATAGGCCGATGGAAATTGTGCCCGATCAGGTTTTTGCTGCAATCACGCTAAAAAATCAGGGCGACAATTTTCCGTCCGTGCTGTATTACCGGCCAAATTTTCCTCTTGGGACGATTCGCATTTGGGAGCATCCCTCGGCCAATCTGGTGCTGCATTTAGGCTGCTGGGTAACGCTATCCGAGTTTGCCGACTTGAATGCTTCTGTATCGCTGCCGCCAGGTTATGAGCAGGCCATTGTGCTGTCGATGGCTGAATTGCTTTCTCCAGAATACGGCAAAGAGCCGTCAGGAAGTCTGGTGCGCATGGCCGCAAAGTCAAGGGCGAACATCCAGCAAAACAATCTGCCAGACCCGCGCATCGGGTGCGAGTTCATGGGAGTGCAGCAGAATATGCCTGCGCCTTACTATCGTTACGTTTCTGGGGACTTTTAATGCGCGTGCCGTTTGCAGGATTTATCGGCCCCGCATACGCTGCCGCAAGCTGGAAAGCCAGCACTCAGCGGGCCGTTAATCTATACCCGGAAGGAGACCCGGAAAGGGGACTGGTCTACTATCCGGCCCCGGGCCATACGACTATCGGGTCAAGGGGATCAACTCCTGTGCTGGCGATGGAGCCAACGCCGTCAGGATTGGTCATCGTTACCGCCGATTCTGTCCACTTTGTACTGGATATTCAAAACGGCGCATTCGTCAACCCGGTGCAAGTTGGCACGACCGGTAGCGCATATGCGATTGTGGCGCAGGCTGGCGATCAAGTAATGATCGTGAACGGCAATCAAGGGTTCAGTTTTAATCGAACCGATGCCGTTCCGACGCTAACCACGATTACAGCGGATGCGTTCCCGCACAATCCGCAAAGCTGCACCGCCCTTGATGGATACTTTATCTCGCACGGCCCGAATAGCGACCAGTTTTATTGGTCATCTCCGTTTGATCCGCAGACATGGAACGCGCTGGACTTTGCCAGTGCTGAAAACCTAAACGACAAGCTGCAACGGGCTATTACGGTTGAACGTGAGTTGTACCTGATTGGAGCGCAGTCAACGGAAATCTGGGCGACTACTGGCGGCGAGGAAGTGTTCGACCGCATACAGGGGACTTACATCCCATACGGCACTGCGGCCCCACTATCAGCCGCTGTAATCGGACAAGCACTATTGTGGCTTGCGCAAGACACTAATGGCGGATCGGTCGTTATTCAAGCTCGTGGACTGCAAAGCAAACGCGTCTCGACGCACGCAATCGAACAAGAAATAGCCGGTTATGTAACCACGGCAGACGCTTATGCTATCACTTATCAACAACACGGACATTTATTTTATGTGCTGACGTTTCCGACTGCCGGGAAAACATGGGTCTACGATTTGGCAACGCAACTGTGGCACGAAAGATCATCTCTAGTCCCCGACCCTAATCAACCAGATCAAGCTGCCCCGATTAGCTACGTTGAAAGTTCATGGCGGGCTAGGTGCCATGCGTACTTTGCCGGTTACAACTTAATTGGAGATTTTCGCGGGCCGAACATTGCTCAACTGTCCACAAGAATCTACAGCGAAAACGGCGTGGACATGATTTGCGAGCGAGTATCTCCGCACGTCACAAATAAAGACGATTACATAACCGTATCAGCGGCCGAATTTATTTTTCAACCTGGCGTTGGTTTAGCAAACGGAAACAATGAGGATGTTAACCCGCAAGCAATGATGCAAGTTAGCAAGGACGGCGGTCGGCAGTGGTCAGCGCAACGCATAGCGCCAATTGGAGCGTTAGGCGAATATTTTGAATCTGTCAAATTTAACCGACTTGGCAGGTCTAGAGACATCGTAATTAAACTTAGTATGTCTGCGCAAGTTTACCGACCGATTGTTGCGGCATACATTGAGATTACGCAATGACCATTAGAATTCCGCCAATAACGACTCCGGTAGCCGGAGAAGGCGACGATGATGACCCGCGTTCTATCAATTCCCTATGGTATCGGTATCTGCAATCGTTGCAGCAATCCAAACCCGGCGAGGGCATTCCAGAAGCCCCGCAAGACGGCAAACTGTACGGCAGACAGGATGCCGCTTGGCAAGAAGTACCTAGCTCGGAGGATGTTGACTTAGGATACAGCGCAAACGCAACTGCCGGGACGGTATCAAACACAAGCGGGACTGGCTTTGTCGTGCCGAC